TTTCTTTCTCTCTCTCTCTGTCTCTGTCTCTCTTTCTTTCTTTCTCTTTGGAATCCTTTCATAGGAGCTCATATAATATATAATTATAAAAAAAATTAAATATATTTGCAAATATATCTACATAAATCTTCACAATCTGTCACCTTAGCTATGCTTTTTTTTCTGTTTGTTGCAATTTCTATTGTTTCATAAAACGCACTTATATTAATCTGCCTGCATTTTTCATTATATATTCTAATATATAAATTTAATTTATTCAAAAGACCAATTGTTTTTGTAACATCAAATCTAAGCAGTCTATTAATTGATGTTACAAAATGCGACCTTTTGTGTTCCATCATCATATTAATTTCTTTTTCTCCTATTCCAATTATTTGTTGGTAAGAACTAACGCAAAATTCATCAATGTTTATTGGATTATTTGTTAACCTTAATCTTAAATTGTTGGACGCAGTTAATACAAACTTATTTATTTCGATGGACAATTGACAGTACTTCAAATAAACATCCGATGCATACATTAAAATTAAATGTTTATTTTTTAATAATGTTTGAATTGTCAGTGGAATTAATAATTTCAAAACATAATTGATGTTAATATAATCGCTACATATATTTGCTTCGTTTAGTGTTAATGTAAGTTCATCAAAATTAATGGATTGACCACTCAATGCAAAGTCCGTAAACTTTCTTATGTTACAAGATTCATAAAATTGAATAATTTTTTGAAATTTTGATTCAATTTCTGGAAATTTGGTTTTAAATTCGTTCATTTTTATTTATTATAATAAACAACTATTGATGTGTACAGCAATATATTTATAAAAAAAAATCAATTTTTATTTACGTTGAATAATTTTACTGTATCTACGCAAATGTATCGCCTCTTCTTCTTGTTTTCTTTTTTGTAACCATTCGCAATATAAATTTTTTTTATTAATATTTTGGACCATCCATTTATTATATTCCGAAAAATTCTCTGCTGACAACATATCGTGAATTGTGCAAAAGTTAGATTCAATGCATAAATTTATCAATATATTTGCATCATCGCCGTAAATATTATTTTCTTGTAATTCTATTTGATACATATAAACTCTCTCATTAGCATCATCGAGATATTCTTTCAACTTATTTTCAAACATTTTATATAAAATGAATAATATTATTGCAAATGAATAATATTATTATTTTTCAATTTTTATTTTAACCCTGGGTTTAATGGGTTATTCAGATATTCCTAATTCAGCATAAAAAAATAATTTATTCATAATCACTTTCATCATATTCAATATCTTGTTCATCTTCACTGCTACTGTCTTCATATACAAATTGCATATCGCTTGTTAAATAACCTAAATATGTTCCTAAACGATTAAATACGCAGTTGTGCACATTATAATAACAACACGTATTATTTATAATAATTCTCTTCAAAAATATTGTGCATTCTCTTGTATTTGAAAAATAATGTCCGCAAATTTTTCCACATTCATCAACAAGAATATATTTATTTAATATATTTGTGTATATTTTATTACTTTCTTCAAATTCTTCAGACGTAATTATTCCTTCATGAAAGTCATCTCTGGCGTGATTAAATAATGTTAATGCGTGTTCAGATGTGCATAAATGTTCTGAAAAATCAATGTGATAAAAATATCCATCACAATATACACCTCTAATCATTCGCAAATTAAATAACTGTGTATGTATATCATTAACGGATACGTAAGATTTTGGTTCTGGCATTATATGTGATTAATTATTGTAATGAATTAAAATTTTGTTTCAATTTTTATAAAAAAGTATTTGATATTATAAATATGAAATACATAAGAAACTAATAATTTCATTTCATTTGTATTATTTATATTGGATTGTATTATTTATATTAAAAAAAATAAAATAAATTAATCTTGTAATATTTTAAGTGCATTTTCACAAGCATTTTGTTCTGCTTTCTTTTTATTTTTGCTTGTTCCTTCTCCTAAAAATAAAAATATTTTTCCATCATTTTGTGATAAATATTCGCGTATTAATTCGAAACTATTTAAATTGTCATTCACTATATGTAATGCATCATTTCTATTTATATTATGAATATTATACTTTACACATAAATATACACCCATCCTATATCCATTTTCTTCAGTATATTCTATTTCTAAATAATGTTGTGTAAGTTTAAACTCTTTTTGTATTTTTAATTGTAATATTTTTTTATAATTGTCGTCATTTTGAATCAATGCTATCCAATCAATATGTTTTTCAAATACATTTTCAATAAATATTTGCGCCATTTGAAATCCTGGTCCTGTAACAAATAAATTTTGAAACCATCTGTCTTCATCTTTAATTTCTAATTTGCTAAAATCCAAAAATAATGCTCCAATAAATGCTTCAAATAAACATCCCAATTTTTTAATATTTGCCCTCTTTCCTTGATTTTCAGCACTTTTTGACATAATAAGCCATTTATTAAGTCCCATCTCCAAAGCAATTTTTCCTATTGCTTCATTTTTAACCATTGCTATTTTTTTTATAGTCATAAATCCTTCATCTTCACGGCGATATCTTCTGTATAAATAATATTTGGTAACACACTCCAATATGCCATCACCTAAAAATTCTAATCTTTCATTAGATTTAGAATTTAATGGCAAGCAATTATCCGGGCGTTGAGCTAATGATACAGACATATTTGCACCAGATGTATACGAATTATGAATAAATGCACGTCTATATAATGACATACTATTTACAATCGGTGGCAATCCATATTTTGATAGAATACATTGAACATCATTCAATGTAATCTCAACATTAAGAGGATTATATGGATTGTATAATGGTTCTTCACTTTCATCATTAGTTAATCCTTCATCGTCGCTTGAAATGTTTTCCATACTGATACAATATTAAGGCGAAAAATCTTTATATTGTTTTTTTTAAATTTATTTAAAATTTAAAACATTCACCATTTAGAATGTTTGACAACTTTGCTATGATTTAATTTTAATTTACTCAAAAAATTATTAAATTCTTCATTTATTGCAATAGAAAAAGTGGTTTTTGTCATTTGTGTAGTTTCATCATCAATATTATTCGTTAAAATTATATTTAATATACGCTCATTACTCGTAGAATCTTCTATTTCAAATTCACAATTTGGCGACAATTGGCAATAATAATAATCAGAGTTATAATTTTGAACAAAAATAGAATAAAACCTGGCATAAAATGTTCTGAAATTAAAAAATATTTTTTCGCCGTGTAAAATTTTTATATCAATTATATTTTTTTGATATTTTTCGCGAAATTCAATATTATAATCTATTGTATATACATTCATTTATAAAATAATTATATTTTATAATTTACATTTATATTTATTTTATTTTATCAAAAAAATTGAAATTATCATTCAAATTAAATAAATTGCATAAACAATAAAATGATGAGAAAACATTACATTGAAACCGATCGTTCACATTTATCAGCAATTGAGATGGATATAACAGAATTATTAGAAAAATGCATCGAAGACGTCGAAGGAAATTTAGAACACAATCCCCCAATAATAGTTTATGGACGCGAATGTCATCAGCATAGAAGCATTGGATTCTTTTCAGATGAATCAATCGGGTATCGTTACTCAAATAAAATGGCTAGGTCCAAACCTTTAAGTCCAAATTTAACCGAACTACTAAACTTGATCAATAACATATTCAGTTCAGATTTCAATGGAATATTAGTCAATAAATATTCATCAGGCGAAGATTATATAGGCAGACACAGCGATGATGAATCCGATTTATCGGATATTGGTGTGGTATGTGTATCTTATGGAGCAACCAGAAAATTCAGAATTAGAGATAAAATAACTGGAAAAATAGTTGTAGACGTGCCGACAGTTTCTGGCGAGATTTGGATCATGGACGGCGATTTTCAGAAGGAATTTACTCACGAAATCCCAATTGAGAAAAAAGTAAAACAACCAAGAATTTCATTCACGTTCAGAAAACACAATAATTAACTAATTTATTTTTTATATATTATTTTAAAAAAGAATATAAATAAAAAATATATATTTTAATGTCCGCAACTTTTATATTTTTATCCACTTGGCAGGTCCGTAATTAATCCCAAATCTAGATTGATACATTTTGCCATCATTTCCTTTTTTTATTTTTCCTACACATAATGAAGCCGGATATGGCGGAGATGGACGATTAACATATTTTTTTGTAGTTTGTTTAATACATTGTGCCTTTGATTGCCTTTTAATTTTTGTAGCTTTTTTTATTATTTTTTGTTTCATTGTTTTTTGTTTTATTGTTTTTTTATTTTGTTTCATTGTTTTTTTATTTTGTTTCATTGTTTTATTATTTTGTTTCATTATTTTATATTATTTCTGCATAAAAAAATGCGTTACATTAATACATATTTTATTCAAATAAATATTAATGAGACGCAACGCTTATTTATTGACATGCAATCCTAATTCTGATAGATGCATTTTTTCGAAACGAATATTGGAAAATATAGGATTTGATGTTATATTATTTAATTCAATACCCAATGATAATCCATTGCTATCACATAAATTAAGTATGACAGAAATATATAAAAGAATTATAAATGACAGTTCAAGTAATTGGTCTTATATTTTCGAAGATGATATAAATGTTTTAGATGACATAAAATTGGATGAAATTATACAATATGAAAATATATCTACCAATTTTTTCTACTTGGGATTATGTAAATATGGCAATAATACAATAAGCGAAACTAAACACATTATTAACGGACATAAGGTGTATAAAGTGTCAAATTGTGTTCGTGGATTACACGCCGTTGCATTCTCCAAAAGTGGAATGCTAGATTTTTTTAATTTTATGAATTGTTTCAAGTTACAATATATCGATATGATACTAGAATTGTATAGCATTAGACATCCAGCAAACATTGTTCGTGTTGATTTAGAAAGTTACATACCTGGTCATCTAGGCGTAATTTTTCAAGATAGAAAACAATTCGAATCTATTATATCTAAATAATTGTACACTACCGAATTATTGTACACTACCGAATTATTGTACAAGAAAAAATGACTACTTAATTATCTTACTCCTCATACTCCATAATTTCTGTTTCATCTAGCGATAATACACCGAGTGCTGACCCAGCGTAAGTGAAAACATTTCTATCTACTGTATCACAATAATAAATTGTTCCTTGAATTACAACTTGCCTGAGGAAGAGATTGAGTGTCTTTGTCATACTGTCATATACTCCGCATGTTTTGCCGTGTTCGTCAATTACATTATACGTTGAAATACATTCAAGATATTGCATTGTTCTCATCTCAAGCTCTCCATTTGTTATTGTTTCTTCAGTGTGGGCAACAATGTCTCGTCTATGTCTTTCTCGTGCGTCAGAGATGCGTCTTTCATATTCATTCATATCTAATTTATATTCAACTCCATATCGAATGAAACTAACATTCTGTGACAAATTAAATAATGTGGCTGTCAAATTAAATGGATCTAATTCTGGTCTAGTTGCGATTAAAATTGGTTCGGGCATTTTGTAAGAATTTATACCCATTGTTCATCAGAACAAATACGATTCAATTTTTATTTGAAAAAAAATGATTGATTAGTTAAACATATTCTACAATATACCTTTGAAGATCTGGATTTCCTACAATTCTATCTAAACTTGTGCAAAATTGGTTATCTTGTTGTTTAAAATATTTTAATAGTTCAACTTTGTCATACCATCTCTCAAACTTAGAAACTGGACCCGACTTGCGTGGCATTGGCATGCCATAAATGTCATAAATACCTGTTTTGCGTTTTGATTTTAATAAACCAATAGCAAAGTGCAACTTCATTATGTATCTGTTGCACATATCAACCTGCATTTGTGAGGTATAGTATTCTGAAATTGTTGGATAATATTTTTCTTTTTTTGCTTTTAAAAATTCAATAAATTGTTCGCATATTTGTATTTTTTTAATATCTGATTGGTCTCCTCTTTTAACAATAAAGTAAGCGTCGAGCAAATAGTCATAGAAATCATCTGGTTTGGCTGGCACAATTGTATCATCTGGAAATGTTGGTCCATCATTGTGATATGTATCTGGAAAGTTATCCTCATAATCGTACTCAATCTCTTCATCATAGTCAGCGTCAAAGTATTCGTTATTCATTTTCAAATATATGTATGATTTCACAAATGATGGATAAAAAAAATCAATTTTTTTTAAATTACCAATAACATACACTACGCGCTAATTCTAAATCAATGTCCTCACTAAAATCATACCTAATTCCTAAGTTATAAAATCCCTCTGTGTAATTATCATTTTTCAGTATGGATAACGTATACTGGCATTCATCCACACTGTGTTTCATTCTTTCAATCCAAAATGCGTCTTTGTCACTCATAGCTCTTTCTAATTCGCCCATAAAGTAGTTAAGTTCAATCTCTTTAATGCGGATCATCTTGCGGTTGTTGTTCTTCTTATGGATAATTAAGGTTGCAAACCAGGTAGCTGTCATTCTTGAATAATAATGGCCATAAATGATGGATTAAAAAAATCAATTTTTTTAACCACTAAAAATGCTAGTCATATCCAATAGCTACCCATATAACCACTAAAAATGCTAGTCATATTTTTACCCAAAATATCGCATTTTTTTGGTCAGTTATGAGTTGCATTTTTAGTGATTAATAAAATTGAACGAAACTGGGCGGTTATCGTCTACTGCATAAAATACAATGTCTGTCAATTTTATGACTGTGAGAATCAATTTTAGCGATCTTGTCATCCATGTCGGCACTAAGTTGTCTTTACATCACTCATTAATCATCAGGGACCAAATGTACAAATGCCTGCATAAGGGATGGACCACTTCCGGTTGGACTTACAATACGATAAAATATGGAATCAAAGTTGTCAACTCATTTATCTCATACGCTAAAGAAACTAAAGATGTAGCCATTATCAAACATATTGCTAAAATGTGCAAAATGATTGATGATATGATTGAAATAGTTATTTATCAATATAAGTCATTCGATACACCGATAAAATTAGATAAGTTGTGTTTATTAGCTAATGAAATGGTACAAAATAGTCGTAACATAAAAATTGAACCGTAAATATACGTTTTTTTTATTACACATACATACAATGAGACGAAATCACGAATACAGAATTATAGTAGAACCAGGTGTTCCGACAAAGATTGCTTGCGGTCATTGTGATAAGATTTACAGGATGAATAAAGATGGATTGCCCCCGTTTTATTATATCGCACACGTAGACAAATGCCAAAAAATATCATTAACCAGTAAAATGCTCAAAGAAATACAGGACAAATGCTTAGAATTGACCATTGGAGAAGAAGAATGCCCTATATGCCTTGAAAGCTTGATTTGCAAAGAAATCATCAATACAAAGTGCAAACATCGTTTTCATAAAAGTTGCCTCGCTAAAATAAAAGGAGATGTGTGCCCATTATGCAGAACAAACATCAGGCAAACTTTGAAAATGATTAAACCACCAGTTATAATCGATGAAATTGTGATTGAAGATGATGAAACTGTTGATATTATAATTGAAGATGATGAAACTGTTGATATTATAATTGAAGAACAAGAAATTGAGGAATTAGAACAACCACGAACGCGGACGCTTAGTACATTTAGTAGGATTAGTAGAATTATTCGTAGAATTTTCGCATAATAATAAGATCTTTTTTATGAAATGTAAATTGCTTGCATTTTTTCCGCACAAACAAACAATAAAATGACAATTGAATGTCCCCTTGAATGCCCAATATGTCTCGAAAAATTGACTGATATTAATAGTAATATAAATTAATTGAGATGTGCTGATGAGTTATCTATCATTTTATATTTCATTTTTTAGAAACGACGGCACCTTTGGGTCTTTTTTCACGATAAAAAATAATTATACATTAAATTATATTTTTTAATATTACACATATTCTTTTGGATTCTTCATCGCTGGAAGTTAATGAGTGATTAGCAATTTCATTTATTAAATTTGTATTGTTTTGCAAATAATCTCCAAATTTTTTATAAGTAGGAATGTTTGTGTTAATTTTTGAATTCATTAAATGAGAATTGTAATTGCTAATTGCATTATTCATGTTGCATTTGATTGATTGAAAATCATTTCCTCTGAGACTGCTTGAAACATTCCAAAAATCTGTTGAAAATTTATTTATATTTTTAGAAGTAATTTTATTAAATAATTTCAACAATGTATTTCTAATTTTACATAATTCTTCTTGTTTTACAGCAGGTGGTTGAATTGGAATTTCTTCAACTGAATCTGAATAGCACATATTTAATTCATTAAATTTTTCCATTATAAGCTGAATCATCTGAGACACATCTCCTTCAAAATATTCATTTCCATAATCATCTCTTTTTCTAAATTGTAGGTTAAATAGTTCTAATAATGTTCTCTCAAATGTATCGCAATTTTTCACAAATAAAACCAATATAGGTTCAGATCCTTTGTCGTATCCAGATAGTCTTTTATTGAAATCTTGTGTTTTTCCAATTTTATAAACAGGTTCTGAAATGTTTAAAGACGCGCGGGTTTTTAATAGATAAATGTATGGCATATTGATTGAAATATAAAATAGATATTAACATAAAAATAAAATCAATTTTTAAATACTTATATAAATATTAATAATAATATTAATATAATAACATAACAATATAATAATATAACAACATTATTATATTATGATTTTCGAACTAATTGATTGTTTTGATGAAATTATACCAGATGAAAATATAAAATTTTTATCTGATGAAGATGAACTTGAATTATATGAAATGTGCAGTCACTTGATGCACGAATTTATCACTGACCATCCAACTATCATGACTGAACCTAACTTTGAAGAAATGTTTGACGAAAATATTAATGAATTGGTACACGCACATTTTATCGATTCTATATTTTATACTGATGAGGCTGAAGAGGAAATTGATGAAGTGATTGAACATTGCAAAAATGATTTTTTTAAACACATCATTCCACCACGTTCATACGCATCTTCCATCATTTTAAATGAACCAAATGTAGAAAAAATAAGGAACCAAATTAACATATTAAGAAATAAACCACAACCAACTCAAAGAACCCCTGAATGGTATTCTAACAGATATAATTTAATAACAGCATCAAATGCTTACAAAATATTCGAAAGTCAAGCAATGAAAAATCAATTAATTTACGAAAAATGCAAACCATTGGATGTAAGTGATGCTGATGAATTTAAATTCGTAAATGTAAACTCTCCATTACACTGGGGACAAAAATATGAACCAATATCTGTTATGATTTATGAGACAAAATTTAAAACAAAAGTCGAAGATTTCGGTTGTATAAAACACGACGAATATAATTTTTTAGGCGCATCACCTGATGGAATAAATGTAGATGATACAAATACACGATATGGAAGAATGTTGGAAATAAAAAATATAGTTAATCGTGAAATTGATGGAATACCAAAGAAAGAATATTGGATACAAATGCAACTTCAAATGGAAGTGTGTAATTTAGATGAATGTGATTTTTTGGAAACAAAATTCATCGAGTATGAAGATTATGATAAATTCAAAGACGATTCAATACAAGATATTGATACAAATAATGAAGAATTTGCGAATTTATCTCAATCACTTGATGGAAAATTAAAAGGAATTATGATATATTTTCAAAAACAAAATGGAATACCATTTTACGCTCATATGCCATTTGATTTGTATGCTGAAGAAGATATAAACGAGTGGTTTGAAAATGAAATAACCAAATATGAAGCTGAATCATATGGATATACATATATGAAAATGATTTGCTGGAAATTAGAAAAAATCAGTTGCGTATTAGTGTGCCGAAATAAAGAGTGGTTCAAATTAAATGTTGAAGAAATGAAAAATATGTGGGAATTAATTGAATATGAACGTGTTAATGGATATGAACATAGGCAACCAAATAAAAGAGTAACAAATACAAATATAATAGTGAATAAACAAAATCATATTACACCAACTCCTGGACTAAATTTGATGTTTAAAAATTACAAAGAACCTCCGAAATGCTTGTTGAAAATTATAAAAAAATAATTGTATTCATATAAAATATTTCACTAATGAGTTTTTTCCATTTAAATACATTATTCGTTGATAATTAAATATTTTTTAATTTATTAACTTAAAAACATTATATGATAAAATTCATATAAGTTTAATGATTTTTCCAAGAATATGTTTTGGGGTTTACGGATTATTTGGCGTCGCAACAATATTACCAAATATTATGATGTCAGCAAGTCAAAGAAATCATGCAATGCTAGCATCAAAAATTATGACTACTGGTTCGGCAGTAATAATTAGTTCAGGAGTAATTGGCATTGTAATTGGTGCAACTACACTTTCTTTAGGAATTGCATCAGTAGGTTTTGGGTTACAATTCATACCATTATTAACAGTTTTTGCATAAAATACGTGTGTAAATAATAACTGATTTCATTATATTATATTAAGTATTTGAAAATATAAATTAAAAAATAACTTATATTTTCAAAATATTTTGTATTATTTTTGCATTATTTTTGCATTTATTAAAAATCATCTGTAAATGTGAATGTTTCTTGTTCGGTTTGTTTGCTAGCCAGAGCATAAGCATCCACTTTTTTTTCGAAAAAATTTGTTTTTGATTCTAAACTGATAAGTTCCATAAATGGAAATGGATTTGGTTCATTATATATTTTATTACATCCTAATTGCAAACATAATCTATCTGCAACAAATTTAATATATTGTGACATTAAATGCGAATTCATTCCAATTAATCTGCAAGGCAATGCTTCACAAATAAAATTAGTTTCAACTTCAACTGATTCGCGAATAATCTCGTGTATAACATCTTGAGATAATTTATGAATTAATTTAGAGTATAATAAAACAGCAAATTCACAATGTAATGCTTCATCACGCGAAATTAATTCATTTGAAAAAGTTAAACCTGGCATCAATCCGCGTTTTTTAAGCCAAAAAATGCTACAGAATGAACCAGAAAAAAATATTCCTTCAACACAAGCAAATGCAACCAATCTCTTTGCGAATGTGCTATTATCATCATAAATCCATTTTTGCGCCCAATCGGATTTACGTTTAATACAATCATAATTTTGTATTGCATTTAATAATCGTTCTTTTACATCACGTTCTTTAATATAACTGTCAATTAATAAACTATATGTTTCTGAATGTATATTTTCCATTGCAATTTGAAATCCATAAAAAGCGCGAGCTTCTGACAATTGAACATCATTCATAAATCTTAATCCTAAATTTTCCAATACTATTCCATCACTGGCTGCGAAAAAGGCAAGAATTAAAGAAATAAAATGCCTTTCATCATCTGTCAATTTTTCGTTCCATTGAATAATGTCCTTGGATAAATCAATCTCTTCGGCACGCCAAAAACAATCAACTTGCTTTTTATACATATTCCAAATATCATCGTGTTTGATAGGAAACATAACGAATCTCGAATCGTCTGGGACTAATAATGGATCGGATGAAATTTCTTGGGTCATTTTATTATATAAATAAATTATTTTTATATTTTTATTTTTTTATATTTTTAGTTTTTTATATTTTTAGTTTTTTATATTTTTAGTTTTATTTTTACTTTTTATAAAATATATTTTATTTTTTATTTTATATTTTATATAAATGAATGATTTAGCAAAACGTGATAAAAAAATACAACAATTGCATAATCATATTTCTGAATTGGAAAAATTATTAAAGAATAATTCTAGAGAAATTCATAAAAAAGAAAAAACAAATAAATATTTGGCAAATGTGAAAAATCAATTTAAGGAATATGATGATGTTTTAAATAATTTAAAAGAACAACAATTAAATTCATTCAATTCATTAAAATTGTATTTGCAATCAATAAATGATGAAGAATATTCTGAACAAATACAACAAGATTTAAATGAAATTGAAGGAGAAATTGAAAAATTTAAATAATTTTTATAATTATATTTTATAATTAT